GCGCTACGGGGTGCGAGATCTAGAGATCACATTTACCGATGGTCGAGCACTACGCCTCACGCTATTCGCTGATGGCGATCAGTTCGCATCGGACGGTGGCATAATCCGAGCGCTTGAACTGCGGGAAAGCGTGTAACGCTAAGGGGACTACGGTCCCCGCGTCTAGGTGAAACTACAACAGGAGAACACCATGGATAAGTACGAACCGACACCCTACATACTGTGCAATCCTCGCCTTGATCCCATGAGAGGATTCGGGGAGCTGATCCAGTCAGCAACAGATCAGGGGATCACGGTAACGGTAGACTGGGACACGGGCGAAGAGCTGATTGTAAACAGTCAGAATGCTCGCTACGCGGCCCACGAAGCCGACCAGGCCTGGTTCTCGTTCTATAAGGACGGAGAGCGACTGGGCTTGATGCACGTGATACCAGACGGGTATTGGAACGACGGCTGGGAAGATGACTGGCTGGTCGACTACACATACACGCTGGAAAAGGTGCTCACCTTCCCCTCTTAATGAGGGGTCGCGTCTAGGTAACAAACACACAGGAGAACACAATGGAAAACGTCACCTATTCGGAATACTGGCAACAGATCAACAGCATGGCCGAGGACATCATCGAGGAAGCCAAGGAATACGGCCAAGATTTGTACGATGTAGTACATGAGACTGTTGATGGTCACCAATGGGTCATCTACTACTCATGCAACGATGACGTGCTCCGGCACGCTGGCAACAGCGACGCATGGGAGGAGTTCTACAGCCCAGAGGATATAGGGCGGCTAGTTGCTGACCAAGGTATGGACGGAGCAAGGGCGGCTCAGGCATTCTTTGCAATGCTGCAAGATGTACATGAGACGATCCATGACCTACTTAGCTACAGGACCTTTACGGCTAAATGTGTTGGGTACATTGACTGGTAAATGGCTAGGGGCTGCGGCCCCAGCGTCTAGGTTCAACAATCACAGAGAGATCCAATGAGAACAGCAAACGCAAAAACCCGACGATACAGCGCCCCCTCAATCCCGCAGGGATGGAAGAACGGACACAGGGGGAAAGCCCACGTCCGACAAAACCAGACCAAACCGGCTGAGTTCGGGTGGCTGTCACGTACCTATGGAGGTGCATTGAACCGCAACGGCGAATGCCGGACCTTCTGGTTCGGCAACCACCACAAACGAGCACTCGACTGGCTAGGGCTGTAAAGCCCTTGCGTCTAGGTAAATAACACACAGGAGAACAGACGATGGATAGGATATACACAGAAATAGAGGTAACGGCGAGCATGGCGCGAAACCTGATCGGCTCAGTGATCAAGGCCAGCATCAAGGACGCTGACGAGGGTTACTACTACACGGCAATGAGCCAGATCGAAGAAGCTAGGAAGTTACTACCTGCCTTAGAGGATGAGGATCGGATAGCGGCCTTAGAGGATGAGGATCGGATAGCGTTTTACGCCGCGAATCTGGACAAACTAATGGCAGCAACGAAACTGAAGGAAGCAGCGAGGAAGGGGCGATAAGCCCCGCGTCTAGGTTAAACAAACGGAATGAGATATGAAAACTAGAACATATGCAGAAATTAACCGTGAGCAGTGTATGACAGATGTCAGCTACATCAAGAGCTTCTGCCCAGAGTATCAGGGCACGGGCAACTGCACGGCCATCGCATTGTGTGCCCTCACTGGTATGGGCTTTGACGAGGCAGTGTATTCACTGTATGACTCGACGGGTAAACCGCCAGGTCGATTCGGCTGGCTCGCATACCAGCGGGCAGTGCAGAACCTTGGGTACAGCATGACAGAGACTGGTATCTACACTGCTAAGACCCTGATCACTGCTGAGCGTGATCCCTACCTGGCGAGAGGTCGCTACATCCTGAGTGTATCGGGAGGGCGCCATGCGGTAGGCATGGTCGACGGCAAAGTGATTGACTGGAGCAATGGCCGACGCCATCGCATACACAGAGTCTATAAGTTTGAGGAAGCATAAGATGATGACAGCAGTTATAGGTGACAATGGGACGATGGACACGGTTGTCCATTTCTACGAAGACGGAGTGCTGGTGGACACCAGAGTCTATGACAGCGAGGCACGATTCGACGTGTATGAGGACGATGACGCCTGGCTAGATGACATCCTAGCCAACTACTTATTCAACGTATTTGACGAGGATTAAACCTACATCCTTGGCATGATGTAAAACTGCCAGCGTCTAGGTGATAAACAGAACAGGAGAACACCATGGAATTAAGACTGACACCGGAAGAGCAAGCGTTTGTCCAGCAGTACATCGAGACGGCTGAGTGGGTTGATCCTCCAGTAGAAGGATGGTACCTGAACCTCAGCAACGTGGTGCGGTGCCCAGTATGGGAGCGGGAAGCGATCATCGACTGCCTACACTTCTACAGCAAATACGAAGTATATCTGGGGGCTGAAGATATCGAACACGCCGCCCACGATCTGTACCTGTCCCGAAACGGACACGGTTCGGGATTCTGGGACAACTCCGATCTACGCTATCCGATGGATTATGCGGAGAAGATGCAGCGGACCGCTGAGGCAATGGGCGAGCACAAAATACAGTTCGAGGAGGAATAGCTATGGTTTAAGATAGACCCGCAGCCATAGGGAACCACTGTCCTTTAAGCCTGACCAGCGTTGGCTAGGGTCCAAACAGAAAGCAAGAGTGGGGGAGTACCGCGTGGTGGCGACTCCCGCTAGAGCGTCTAGGTTAAACAGGAGACTGAAATGGAAGTAGATATATATTACAACCTGCACAAATCATGCTGGTCCATCCGTGCCCGAGAGGGAGAGCATAAGGGCAGAGTGATCTGTCATGCTCAGGGGGCAGAGGTGGCCTGGCTAGAGTTCGTGGTACAGGAAGCAGGTAGGGCGAGAGTAGTCAAGGAAGGGCGCAAGAATGTACACGCCTTTGTGCGCGGTACTCTAGTGTCACTGGATCAGCCGGAGTTCAGACATCCCGTTGAGGATAAGTTCCCCCGCTTCGATTCAGTGACAGAGCGGATCGAGACTAAACAGGTATCGTATAACCCGTACAAACACGGCTCGTTTTACGAGACAGAAACTGGGGTGCCTATAGTCGAGGCGACCTACGCAACGCTAACAAGTGATAGGAAGGTATATGTTTGATAGACAAGAGATGATGGGATGGGTGCTGGATAACTGGGACGCTGGTGACATCCTGTGGAAGTTTGAGATCGAGTTCGACTTCGCTGGCATAGATCAGGCGGAGCGATACCTGACCGACATAGAGAACGAGATAATAGAGCGAGGATTGAAATGAGCAACGTCAGAGTTGAAGAAAAGGACGGGCAATTGCACGTCAACGTGACCACGGTGGTAGGGGATAACGTGAGCTGGCCCTTCCATCTGGTAGTGGAGTTTGGTGATGACCTGGATAGGCTGATAGACGTGCTCAGGGCGTACCAGTACGATCATGAGCAGCAGCAGGATGCCTATTGATGACTAGGGTGTTTATAGGTATGGCGCTCTTCGGAGCAGGTTGTCTTTTAAGTACAGCCATAGGATGGTTCGCGGCACCGCTTATCGTCATTGGCTTTAGGATATGGCTATGGGGTGAGGAGAGTAAGTTATGAGTCGATGGATATGCTACGATTGCTCGACGTTGAATTATGAAGGCGATCTTAGACATAAGGTGGACGTGGTAGAGCGCGTAACCCAGACGTACTGGGCTTGCGGGTTCTGTAGCAGTGATCAGATCGAGGAGTTGGTACTAGAAGAGGTCATGCTAGAGCTTACCGCGAAACTGCGGGAGTACATGAAGGCTGACTACCGCGATACCTTTCTGGATCGCATGATCCAGTTTGTTGAGGAGGAGATAGAGGAGTAATGAGTATAGTCGATGAGATTAGGATGATGGCAGAAGAGCTGCCTTTGGATGCACAGAGTGAGCCCTCTTTCTGTCCATTCTGTAAGGCTCGACACGAGCACAAGTTCAGTATGAGGAGGATTAAGGAGGGTGTCCTGTACAATTGCTTCCGAGGCAAGTGTGGGGCGCGAGGATTCCTGCCTATGGGTGGTGGCTACTCCTTCGGGACGCACAAGGAAAGGCCAGAGGCTAAGGCTCACAAGAGCTATGACGCGACAGGTCTGCGGACCCTGTACATGGAAGATGAGGAGTTCTTCGAGAGGACGTGGGGTATCCGCGAGCACCGGCTTCTGAATCGGGTGTTCGTTACCCCAGACGATGAGTACGCCTTCCGTATCACTGATGAGATGGGGCATACACTAGGCTGGCACATACGACAGCCACGATGGAAGGGTGTGACGTGCCATAGGTACGGGGTGCCTGGAGCCCCGAAGGGTATGACCTATAAGAATAACCCCGACGGCAGCAAGCTGTCCTGGTTTGTAGGCCATCACGTGCGTAAAAGCCTGGTCCTGGTGGAGGACTACATTAGCGCACTCAAGCTGAGCCAGTTTGGCTATGCAGTGGTGTGCTTGTTCGGCACCAAGATAGGCGACAAGGATGCCCAGCGCATTCGACGGTCCCCTCTAGACTTTGATGAGGTTCTGGTGTGGCTGGATGCAGACGCAGTGAACGAGTCATACGAGATGGTCAAGCGGTATGGTGTCTCTCTCAATATGAGAGTGATCCAAACGCCGAGTGATCCCAAGGACCTAAGCAGAGAAGTAATACAGGAGTTGATATGAGACGATCAAGACCTGAGATAGGCGAGATGGTGGAGGTGTCCAGAACCTTCCCAGTAGAGAAGCTACACACCGGAGAGGTGGTGAGCCTGCTTAGTACACAGTTCGTGTACATAGCGGATGATGGTAACGGTGGAATTAAGCACTACTTCTGCAACTACGCAGCAGGTGGTGACACAGAATGGAGAGCATTATGATGGACAGAACTTGGACAGTGATCGCAACGATGCAGAACACAAAGTACGGTGCCGAGTTTGACACAGAGAAGGAGGCAAACGAACACGCAGAGGCGGCAATCAAGATCGGAGCTGTAAAAGTCGAGATCTTGCGGAATGGCGAGGTGTACAGTACATATGCTAAGTAAGGCGACAGCAGCTAGGCTGCATAAGGAGGGCAAGACAGAGGAGCTATGGGCTCTCAGTATCGAGTATGTGGACAAGGTTGTACGCAAGCTGGCACGTAGAGGGCTGGTGGAGGACATGGATGAGGCCAGGAGCATAGGCTACCTAGCTGTAGGTGAGGCTCTACAGGACTGGGACCCGAAGCAGTCGAGCTTCACTACCTATGCCTGGATCAAGGTCCGTAGCTATATCCTCAACGAGCGTGAAGCCGATAGGCGATGCGGGGTGACAGGTATCCGTAAGGGATCTGAAGTCACCTTGGTAGACGCTGATGAGGTGGATGAGGTGGAGTTCGGTCTGACCGAGGATACGGGGTATCAGGCTGTACTGAAGCAGGAGGTGATTGAATCACTTTCTACTGCTTCTGGTATAAAACCTAGAGAGCGTGAGGTTCTTGAGCTACGCTATATACAGGATCTTACCCAGAAAGAGGTAGGAATAATGCTAGGAGTATCAGAACGTTACGTGCGAAGCCTAGAGTTCTTTGGAATCGAAGAGCTTAAGAAGGTATGGGCTTATAACTAAATGTTCTATCCTGTTTACCCTCTCTGGGGGGATAACATATATAGGGGAGCGGCAATGATAGCGACCCTATATCCAGTTAGGTTGTACTGCCCCTTGAGGGGGCAGACAACATGGTAAGCATTCGCCACTAATAAGGCGAATGAGTAAGGAGGTAATACAATGCTGGACGGGAAAGTCCTATCTAGTATTCTGAAGAGTAGAGAAGCCTACGACAAGGTGAGAGACTACATTGCCAAGGATGAACTATCACCCGAGGCTCAGATGTGGTACCCACTTATCCAGCAATGGTATAAAGCAGATCGTGCTGCTACCTACGTTGACCTCCCTCTCCTGGTGGAGAGAGGAGAACGTGAGCTACCTGAGAATCACTTCGGTAATCTCAAGGCATACCTAGAGGATCTACCTGAGATCGACTCGCCAGTAAACGTGGTGACTAATCTCCTGGACCTCAAGCGGTACGTCAAGGGTAACGAGCTTAGCCAAGCTATCCAGGGTAGAGACCAGAAGAAGATCGGACCTCTCCTGGATGAGTACGCTGAGCTACAATCTGCCACTACTCTGGGGAACAGCGATATCACCTGGACGATGGATGACCACGAGATGGATGAGGTACTAGATCGAAAGAACCTGATCAAGGTTGCACCCAAGCGACTCAATGACAGATTGGCAGGGGGATGTATCCGAGGGGATCACATCCTGATCTTCGGGAGACCAGAGAGCTTCAAGACAGGCTTCACAGTCAACATGACTTCAGCCTTCCTACGGCAGGGACTCCGAGTCCTGTATGTAGGGAACGAGGAGAGCACGTACAAGCCTCGCAAGAGGATCGTGAACAACCTTAGCGGGATGAACAATGATGAGTACGTTGGAGATCCTGCGAAGGCTATGGAGCTTGCTAGGGGTGCTGGGTTCAACAACCTATACATCTGCCGTATGTACCCTGGTACGTTGGCAGAGATTGAGGAAGCGGTTAAAGACATAAACCCTGACGTGGTGGTGCTTGACCAGATCCGAGGTGTTGACCATCCAGTAGCTAACGGTAACTTCACACAGAAGCTAACCCTCCTGGGCGAGAAGTTCAGGAACATGGCAGGGAGACATAACTTCCTAGCAGTGTCTATCACACAGGCTGGTGACAAGACCGAGAGGCATGGACAGGAGCCCCCTGAGTGGTTGTCCATGTCAGACATCGACAGCAATCGTACTGGCTTGGCTGGTGCGGTGGATGTCCTGCTTGGTATCGGCACCAACAGTGAGCTAGACCGAGATGGGCGCAGGGCGATAAGCATCTGCAAGAACAAGAACTCTGACGCGGAAGACAGCCATGAGGGGTTCTACGTTGAAATAGACAAGAGGTTGAGTAAGGTTAAATGAGCGATACATTCTACGGACGATTCGTGCAGGAGATGTTCAAGACTGAGCCTGGTGATGAGGAGACGCAATATCTCGATAACTTCGCCATTACCCATGCAGCGGTAGGCGTTGCAGGAGAAGCGGGAGAAGTACTGGATCTAATCAAGAAGAGCGTATTCACTGGCAAGAATATGTACCTGGATGAGATCATTAAAGAGTTAGGTGACTTGGAGTTCTATCTCGAAGCCCTACGGCAACAGCTAAACATCTCACGAGATGCAGTGCTGAACAATAACTGGCGCAAGCTCAGTCAACGCCACGGCGATAACAACATCGAGGATTACTATCATGAGAAGTAAGGACTTGACGCTCGATCAAGCTAAGGACATCCTGGCTCATATCGTCTCCCAACGAGAGCGATGGGGGGCGCAGTATGACGGGGGCGAGATCGGGCTAGACGCAATCATGGAAGCATTGGTTGTTCTAGCACAAGCGGATAATGAGTCCTATACGGACTTAAAGGAAGAGCTAACGAAAGCTAACCGTCAGCTTGCTGCGGCTAACGCCCGAGAGACCAAGCTAAAGAACGAAATACAGGAGTTAAAGAATGGAGGGTAGGCCTGATCTACGAGGTCTCTTTTACTTTGTAGGGACGCTGATACTGATCTCGTTATACTTGATATGACTCGGTGTGTTCCCTTGTTATTCCTCTTCGGGATACTGGGGTGTGAATCACTTCCAGACAAAGAGGAGTTGAAAGACATAGGGGATGTAGAACTAAGCGAGAACTGCAAGTTCGACGCAAGCAAAAAGGAGGTAATATGCGAGTGTCAGATTCTAGTCGGGACTATGTGGTGCCGTTTGCTTTAGACAAGGCCGTATTTCTCACTGAGAACTATGTTTGCTTGGACTTCGAGATCGACACCAGTCATGGTGACTTCGGTCACCCAGTACATCCTGAGAACCAGATGCTCCTAGCATGTTGGAGCCTCGGACCTGACCACCCTAGCTTTGAAGAGAAGGGCAAGGTCTACAGTATCTGGGGCAATGAGTACGAGCTAGGTCCACTACTAGGACATCTGTCTGTGGCAGACTTCCTGGTAGCACACAATAGCAAGTACGAGCTAGGCTGGTTGCAGCGGTGCGGATGGGACATAGGAGAGATACCTACCTTCTGTACCAAGATCGCAGAGTATGTCCTGAGTGGCAACCTGAAGTACGACACAAGCCTAGACGCTTGTTGCCGTAGGAGAGGGTGGCGAGCTAAAGACCCTGTGGTGGACAAGATGATGAAGGCGGGAGTCAATCCCATCCACATCCCACGTCCCTGGCTACAAGGTCGCTGCATACAGGATGTACAGACCACCGAGGATCTGTTCGATGACCAGCGTAAACACCTGGCTAGAACGGACCGACTGGGAGTACAGTTTGTACGGTGCATGTTCACTCCCGTCCTGGCTGACATGGAGCAGCAGGGCATGACGCTCGATGAAGAGCGAGTCAGGGCTGAGTACGACAGAGAGACTGCGAACGAGTCGCAGAAGCGCCTAGAGCTTGAGCAGATGATGGGAGCACTGAATCCCAACAGCACCAAGGACCTAGCACACTGGCTCTACGTTGAGCTTGAGTTCGATGAGCTACGTGACAAGAGAGGCGATCCCATCCGTACTTCGGGTGACAAGCCGATCACGAACATAGCTACCATCGAGGCATTGTTCGCCGAGACTGAGGCGCAGAAGGCATGGAAGGAACTGTACTTCGAGTGGAACGCATCGAAGCAGCGTATCTCCAAGTACCTAGACTTCTATGTCGCAGTCTGCAACCAGATGGGCGGGACGTTTTACGCACAGTTCAACCAGACTGTGACAGCAACACACCGGCTATCTTCTAGCGGTATGAGGATCAAGTTCGAGCATGTAGTGGACGATAAAGGTAGGATGAAGGAAGGGACAACCCAGTTCCAGAACCAGCCCAGAGAGTACAAGAGCATGTACAAGTCCAGTCGGCCTAACCACTTCTTCACTGAAGAGGATGGGAGCGGCCTGGAGTTTAGGGTTGCAGGTATGGTAGGCAATGACCCTCAGATCAAGGCGGACATTGCTAACCCAGACTTTGACCCACACTACCAGAGTGCGATGGTCATGAACGGTTACGAGTCTTACGATGAAGTAAGCAAGGAGCAGCGTACTGCTGCTAAGGCTGATACCTTCAAGCCTTTGTTTGGAGGACAGTCGGGTAGTCCAGCAGCCATGCGGTACTACGAGTCATTCAATAAGCGATATAGCGAATTGGTTAACTCACAAGAGGGCTGGTTAAACGAAGCCAAGTACACCAAGAGGGTAATCCTTCCTTGGGGACTGCGCACCTACTGGCCTTACATTAAACCCGAGAAAGGGTATATCAAGGAGCGAACGCAGATCTACAATCTGCCGATTCAATCCTTCGCCACTGCCGACATCATTCCCATGCAAGCTACCTTGCTATGGCACATGATCAGAGAGCATGGCTATAACGAGTACATGATACTCGTTAACACTATTCATGATAGTGTCCTGGCTGAAGTACACGAGGACTACCTCGATGAGTACAAGCGGCTGGTCACAGAGTCATGGAGACAGGTATTCACATACGTACTCAAAGTGTACGGCACTGCCGTATACGAGATGATGGATGGGATGCCACTAGGTACTGAGATCTCTTGGGGGACACACTGGTCCGAGGGAGAAGATCAGGCATATGAAATTACACACTACGATATAACGGAGGCTCAATGAGCATTATCGAAGGAATGGTTGAACGAGTACACACTAAGACGGGACAGGGCAAGCGAGGTCCCTGGACTAAGTACAGCGCAGTAGTTGCTGGTGAGTGGTACAGCTTTGGGTTCAAGAATCCTGGTATCGAGGAAGGCGACACCCTCAAGGTGGAGTTCGAGGAAGGTCAGTATGGCAAGGATGTTAAGCAGTTTCGTAAGATCGAGGGCGCTGCGCCAGCTCCTCAAGCATCTGGTGCTGGTGGCTCTGCTGCATCTAGCGGTGGTTCTGGCGCTGGTGCTGCATGGGGTAATGCTTCTAATGTAGCAGCCACCCTCATCTGCAAGATGGCAGACATCGAGGCTCTGCCTCTGTCGGCAGCGAACAGCAAGGCTAACAAAGCCAAGCGTTACGATGAGTTCATGGAGCTATTCAACAAGCTCCGAGTTGAGTTGTACGGGGACGCCATGGACATTGACCGAGTGCTTGATCGTGTAGCAGACGCTGGTGAGGTTGAAGACAACCAGCCACCTGCACTGCCTGACTACGAGGAAGAGGAGGACTCTGATGACAGTCCCTTCTAGCCTTGATATCAGAGTGTTCTTGAAGAAGTACCAGACCGTTAACTACTATACAGCGGTGCGGGACTCTGTTGTAAAGGACCTGCAAGGCAAGGTGTACCACATCATAAACAAGCACACCGAAGTGTGCGAGCATGAGACTACCTATTTCTCTGAAGCGCTGGGGTATCTCCTGGCGCTAGAGGAGAAGTTCAATACTTCAATCGAAGCCTTTGAAGAGGATATGAACAAGGAGAAGGTGATACTACCCTCCTTTGAGTAGAGGATACTATGAAGAAAAGACTAGCGTTGGTTGACGTTGACGGCATGATATACTATGCCGGTGCTGCGGGGGAGATTAGGCATTACGAGGTAGTGTTTGAAGACAAGGACGGTAACATCTCCGAGGGATCGTTTGATACAGCAGCAGAGATCAAGGAGTACCTAGCAGAGAGAGAGGGAGTGGAGGTGATAGACAGGGAACTGATCATCACCCCAGAGCCTGTCGAGTACAGCTTGAAGATCCTCAAGAATAAACTAGAGGAGATCCAGAGTAGGTATGGCACAAACATGCGAGTCTATATCAAAGGGAATGGCGTGAACTTCCGAGACACTGTGTACACCGTCAAGGAGTACAAAGGTAATCGGCAGACGATCAAGCCTGTTCACTATGATGCAATGGTGGAATACCTCAAGAAGTATTGGGATGCGATCCCCGTAGACGGTAAAGAGGTAGACGATGAAGTCGCCCTCCAAGCCCGTGAAGCGAGCAAGCCTACGGTGATCTGCTCTCCCGATAAAGACCTGGATCAGATACCTGGACTGCATTGGAACTACACCAAGTCAGTCGAGTATCATATGGACCCACTAGAAGCTGAGATGTTCTTCTGGCAGCAAGTACTGTCAGGAGATAACGCTGATAACATTGGAGGGTGCTGGAAGGTAGGAGAGGGTAAGGCTGAGAAGATGATTGCCGAGTGGTTCGATGAAGAGTACACTCAGAAGCAGATCTGGGAAGCTATCGTAGAGACATACGAAGCAAGTCGAGATATGCCTACCTGCCCCTACAAAGACATGACAGCCTACGATGTAGCACTCCAGACTGCACGAGCAGTGTGGATGCAGAATCGGCGGAACGTACTCTGGACACCTCCTGGTGTTGAGACTGAGTACATGGACATCGAGGAAGCAGATGACTGGGCGTAGGAAAGGATGGAAGAGATCAGACAAGAGGTGGATAGATGAGCGAGGGCAGGAGTGGGATAGTCGCTTTGAATGGCAAGTATTTGAAGCACTCCGAAACGCTGGAGTTGATATCCGGAGGTGCGACAAACGTGATACCATTGCTTACGGGACACGAGTCCGAGGAGGCAGTTGCCTGGAGTGTGGCAGTGACCAAGTTATTCAAGCAAGGGCGTATACCGCAGATCTTTATGTTCTGGGAAATCAGCCCTTCAACCCTGGACTCGGTTATCTCCTCGAACTTAAAGGTTACTGGTCATCACCTAAACGGACACTTTTCCGCGCTATCGCGAAACAGTGTGCAAACGAAGGTATTAATCTCAGGATCGTCTTCGAGAGCGGAAGACGTATGAGAGGAACCCAGCTAAATGGTCCCGAGTATGTCCACAAGTATTGCAAGAACGTCGTACCTGGCGTGTACGACAAGAAGACACAGGAGATAATCTGGCATGAACAGTAAGTTAGAGAAACAGGTGGGTGGTGACCATTACCGGAACAACCCGATCCAGCCGATTGAGTACATACTGGCTAACGAGCTTGGTTTCTGTGAAGGCAACATCGTCAAGTACATCACACGGTACAAACACAAGGGTGGCATCCAAGACATTGAGAAGGTCATCCACTATGCTGAACTACTGATGGAGAGTCTTGAAGGTGGATTTAAAAGCAGTGATTGAGGTAGAGGTAACAGATCCTTTAAGGGGATCATTATCACTTTTGGGGTTTGTGCCAGGAATGCGTTTGCTGGCAGTTGAGCGAGCACCTGGGATCTGGAGAGTTAACGATGGTACAAGAGACTTCACCTTCACACAGGCAGAACTAGAACAAGGTGACTGGATTAGAATGGTAGAACGAGTGAGTGATAAGCTATGAAGATACTATGCTATGACTTAGAGACGCAGCCTACCCTGGCTTATGTCTGGTCTGCATGGAAGCAGAACGTAGCACCTATACAGGTAGTCGATCACGGTAAGGTGATCACCTGGGCTGCGAAGTGGGTAGGCGAGAAGAAGATCTACTTCGGTTCAGAGTGGGACATGAAAGAGGGAGACTTCATTGAACGTCTGCACTCTATGATGGATGAGGCTGACGCTGTACTGACGTACAATGGTGACGGCTTCGACCAGAAGGTACTGAACACTGAGCTTATGAAGCGTAGGCTCCCGCCGTGTGCTCCAGCCAAGTCCATTGATATGTACAAGGTAGTAAAGCAACGCTTCCGCTTGTTCCATAGTCGTATGGAAACTGTAGCTGAAGCTCTGGGCCTGGAAGGTAAGACCGAGACAGGTGGCTTCGAGTTGTGGAAGGGAGTCATGGAAGGTGACAAGAAAGCTCGCAATCTCATGGAGAAGTACAACAAGCAGGACATCGTAGTCCTGGAGAACATCTACCACGAGCTTAAGGGCTGGATAAAGAACCACCCTACTGATGGTAGCGTAGGTGCTTGCCCTAACTGTGGAGGTCACCACTTCCAGAGGCGAGGTGTACACCGCACCAAGGTCAATGTTTACCAGCGTTATCAATGTCAGGACTGTGGCTCGTGGCACAGAGAAAGGCTGGCTGAGAAGGTAGATAAACCACACAAGGTGAGCTTATGATAGACTTCGACAGTGATCAGCAGATCATGGATGCCACAGTAGTCCAGGACGGCTACTGGAGGTTCTTCGATAACAAAGGGGAGCTTATGGTGGAAGCCAAGGCTCCTCCCAAGATGAACATGCACGTACTGGGAGAGTGGAGCGCAGCCGTCCGAGGTAAGTGGAATGCTCGTAACGATATCGACACCGAGGAGATACTAGCTCGTAAGAAGAGGAGAAGAGAGAATGGAGACCTGGATGTTCCTGGTGATAATACTGTTCCCAGTCCTGAGCCTACTGACAGGGGGAGCGATAGCGTACCTGTTACTGGGGATATGGGACTGGATGGACTCAGTTTTGAAGAAGATCCAGAAGCGTATGCGGTAGCACGATGGAAGTACCACTGTGATATGGTGGACTCACTAAACAAGAAACTAGAAGAAGCTATGACCAACGCACGTAAGTGGGAGCGCATAGCAGCAGCAGCACAAGGAGAAGACGATGGAGTTTGATGCAAAAGAGTTGAAGAACATCGAGCGATTGATTGAGATGGCATTTCGGAGTGGGCAGATCGCTGCCAGCCAGGATGCAGGTGTAGCCTTGATGCTACAGCAGAAGTGTCGCCAAGGAGTTAAGATCCTGGAGGATGCACTACCTCTGGCAGACGTGGAGGAAGTGTAATTGGATAACTACAGTAAGTATATCGCCCTCTCTAGGTACGCACGTTACCTGGATGAGGAAGGACGGCGAGAGACCTGGGAAGAAACTGTAGACAGATACATTGACTTCTGGAAGGTCCGGTTCGAGAAGCATAACTCAGAGGTAGACGCGAAGAAGAAGGACGGCAGTGACATGCCTCTCTTCACTTATGACGTGTATGAGTTAGATGCTCTGCTCGAAGGGGCACGAGAGGCTATCAAGAACCTGGAGGTTATGCCTTCCATGCGCTGCCTGATGACTGCTGGTCCTGCCCTGGAGCGTGAGAACATTGCAGGGTATAATTGTAGCTATGTCCCTATCGACAATGTAGCAGCCTTCCACGAGCTACTGTACATCTTGATGTGCGGTACTGGTGTAGGGTTCAGTGTTGAGCGACGGGGCATACAGAAACTACCACAAGTAGCGGAGGAGTTCTATGAGTCAGAGACAGTTATCAAAGTCGCAGACAGCAAGGCAGGATGGGCACAAGCGTTCAAGCAGCTCGTCGCCATGCTGTACGCTGGGGAACTTCCCCAATGGGATCTCAGCAAGGTCCGCCCTGCGGGAGCGAGGCTTCACACATTCGGAGGTAGAGCTTCTGGTCCTGCACCACTCAACGATCTGTTCAAGTTCACGGTAAACCTGTTCAAAGAAGCCAAGGGACGGCAGCTTAATGACCTGGAGTGCCATGACCTCTGCTGTAAGATCGCAGAGATCGTAGTGGTAGGTGGGGTACGTCGAAGTGCTCTCATCTCCCTGAGCAACCTGGGTAGCAACCGCATGAGACATGCGAAGGATGGTAAGTTCTATGAAACTGCTCCACACAGATCGCTGGCAAATAACAGCGTCGCGTACACTGAAAAGCCTGATCTTGAGACTTTTATGGATGAGTGGTTATCTCTCTATCGAAGTAAGTCGGGCGAGAGAGGTTTCTTCAACCGGAGTGCTGCTGACTATCAAGTGGATTGTAGCGGACGTAGAGAGACTGGGCATGAGTGGGGAACAAATCCATGTTCTGAGATCATACTACGACCAAACCAGTTCTGTAACCTATCGGAAGTTGTGGTTCGACCTGACGATGACCTCAAGAGTCTTGAAAGGAAGGTCAGGATTGCTACGCTCCTGGGAACTTTGCAGAGCACCCTAACCGACTTTAAGGTACTGAGAAAGACATGGCACACAAACACGGCAGAGGAAAGGCTTTTAGGCGTAAGTCTTACTGGGATCGCAGATCATCCAAATCTGGGGAATCCTCACAGCACGACGATAGCTGGCTCTTTGGAGATGCTGAAGGCGATAGCGATAGAGGCGAACAAGGAGTTCGCGGGACTACTGGGGATACCCCGAAGTGCTGCAATAACCTGTGTGAAGCCCTCTGGGACAGTAAGTCAATTGGTGAACTCCTCATCGGGGATTCATGCGAGACATGCCCCCTACTACATCCGCCGAGTGAGAGGGGATCGTAAAGATCCACTGACTCAATGGATGGTAGAGCAGGGATTCCCCCACGAGGATGACCAGTACAATGAGCAGACGGTAGTGTTCGAGTTCCCGATCAAGGGACCAGAGGATGCACGGCAGTACACTGCTATGGAGCACCTGAAGCTCTGGAAGCTGTACCAGGATCACTGGTGTGACCACAAGCCTAGCGTAACTATCTCCTATACGGACGATGAGTTCATGGAGTGTGGTACCTGGGTGTGGGAGAACTTCAACAAGATCAGCGGGATCTCATTCCTGCCTAAGAGTGACCACGTCTATGCACAAGCACCTTACGAGGAGATTGACCTAGAGAGCTATGCTCGACTGGTTGAGCGTATGCCCGAGGTTGACTTCACTGACTTCAAAGAGGAGGAGGATAAGACCACCTCTAGCCAGGAGTTAGCTTGTGTAGGTAACGTGTGCGAGGTAGTAGATATCGGAGAGAAGTTATGAACCATGCAATAGAGACGTTGAGGAATGCGACTAAGGATTTGAGAGTGGAACTCAGTGTGCTCAACAGACGCAAGGCGGCGGCAGAAGCAGCCCTGGAGACTGCGGAGTTACGAATAGCTGACAAGCAGAAGGAGATAGATCAACACAAGGAAGCCCTCAGTGCTCTCGGTGTTGTATGATGTTCTAGCAGCCAGCGGGGTGATATTCACCCTGCTAGGGCTGTTCGTTTTCACATGGATCTTCATCAAACCTATGAAGTTTCCCGCCGATAAAAGCAATAGGATCGCTCACCTGACTTTAGTATGGTTCGCACTCACAAGACCTGAACGGTTCACAGAGTTAGAGCCCTGGCTGAAGAAAGACATGGGAGATATACTGGAATGAAAGTTGAGATAGATGCAGACGCAGCAGATCGGATCTGCGTTGATGTCCTGAAGGATTGGTATGTGAATGCCACCCTGGGCGGTGACGTGGGGTCTGTCCTACGAGCAATAGATGTAATCTTAGAGTACGCCATGATACATGAGGAGTATATAAAATGGTCGAAGTCGGTGCATACATCCTAGCACTGTGGGGATATCTAGTAGTGTGGTTCTTTGCAATAGGCACGTACCTAAGACTGGAACGTAACCACAAGCTACGTGATCTACCCAGCTTCATCTACTGGACTCTGTATGTAATGCTCATCCCTGGTGTGGTGTTGGACTTCTTGTTCAACATCACCTACGGGACGTTACACTACAAGCAGCTTCCGCAGGACTGGTTGTTCTCAGGGACAACAGCAAGGATACTGAGAGAGGACTCACAGATAGCTAGGTGGGGTAACCCTACCACACGCTACAAGAGAGCCTTGCGATGGAAGAGAATCTTAAACACAATTGACCCAGGACATATATAATGAGTAGACTAGAGAAGATATTAATAGGCGCAGGCATAGTCGGATGCGGTATAGGTATCGCCTTGCAGGCTAATGCAACACCAGGATGCGATCATCCTAACTTCTACGTGAAGGGATGTGACTACCCAGAACTCAACGGAAAGGATGGTAACGATGGAATTGACGGTATTGATGGGACTGATGGCATTGATGGGCTTGACGGTGCTGATGGCCTGGACGGTCGAGATGGCAAAGACGGTGTGGATGGTCGAGATGGCACTCCTGGGAAGGATGGGAAGGATGGTGCTCCTGGGCCTCGCGGCCCTCGCGGTCACGATGGGGCTGATGGTCGCGACGGTAAAGATGGCAGGGATGGTATAGATGGACAGAGCTTCTCTCGTAGTGCTATTAATCGTATTGTTGCAGCCACTGCTGCACTCGATATACACCAGTCCACAGAAGGTCACAGAGCAACCTTCGGAGCAAGTAGGCTCAACGGAGTCACAGGTTTCGGAATCGGTTACTCTTACCGAGATGAAGACGCCAGAGTGTACAAGCTGGGTGTGTCGAGAAGTGGAAGTGAGACGTTGGTTAAAGGATCTATTTCACTGGAGTTATAAATGAGTGTTGGAATGAAACTGTGGTATTGCTCTGCCTTTCCGGTAGAGCTTATCTACTTCCCTAGATGGGAGAATCACAGGATAAATTGCATACACTTCGATGAGCTATTGTCGAGTCTAGAAACTGAAGGGATGATCAATCCTCTCTTCGGGACTACAGCTAACGGTAGATATCAAGTCGGTCCAGGTAAGCAGCGTTACTGCGCTGCACGTACCTTGGGCTGGCGTGAGGTACCTATCCTATTCTGGGATAGGGACAATACTTTGTCTAAGCTGAAGGACGTACACAAGCAAGAGATGACTGTGGAGGAGGCTAACACTCTGTTCGACGGCAACAACTTTGTAGTGGAGGTACCTCGCAAGGGGTACGCTATGAAGAAGCATAAGCCCTGGAGAAACGAGAAACACAAGTGGAGAAAGGAATGAACACGCTGCTATGGTACACAGTAAAGCACTGG